CAACCACTGAAGCGTCATGCCCAAGCTCTTTATATTTTGGCGTGCTTATTAGTTTAACTAATCTGTTTTTAGTTGAAACTGCTGAAACTCCTAAATGATCACATATCCACGGAAAAGTAAATTCAATATCGTAATCGGAAGCTTCCCAATCAGTGATCCACTCGAGCGCTTTTTTTCTTGCGAGTGCGTTCATGCGATCTCTTGTTTCTTTGAAAGTTTCCGGTTTTAGTTTTTTGCGTTTCCAACCGGTTGACCACCAGTTATTGAAATTAACGCCAACAGAATCTTTAACGGCTTGATGAATTATTGCGATTAGTAAAGCGCGGCAGTTGTCAGAGTAATCGTTTTCTTTTTGATAATGTAGCATCGGGCGATTCCTCGCCCTTCCCTTCTTTTAGTCTGAATTGAAAAATGATTTTAGACAATGACTTTTCTTAATCTCCTTCCTAGAGATCTCGATATTGCCGCCATCCCACC